GAGAGACTATCACAGCAGGTAATATTCAAGGATTTAGTGGTGTTGATTACGTAGAAGCTTTCCAATTATTGAATAATAAAGATGAATTCCAATTCAACGTATTATTAGCTCCTGGTTTAACTCTTGACACAACTGGAAACGCAGTATCAACTATGATTGCTACTTGTGAAGACAGAGGTGATGCAATTGCAATTGTTGATACTAAATTATATAGTGCTGCTGTAGCAAGTGCTGCTACTGCTGCTCAAGGTCAATCAAGTAACTACGCTGCAACATATTACCCTTGGATTCAATTATATAGTTCAGGATTAGGTAAAGCAGTTTGGGCTCCGGCTTCAACAGTAATTGGTGGTGTATTCGCATTTAACGACCAAGTAGGAGCTGAATGGTTCGCTCCAGCAGGTCTAAACCGTGGTGGTGTTCCAGCAGTATTGCGTGCTGAAAGAAAATTATCTCAAGCAGATCGTGATACATTATACAATGCAAATGTTAACCCATTAGCTACATTCCCTGGTGAAGGTGTTGTAGTATTTGGTCAGAAAACATTACAGAAAAAATCAACAGCACTTGATCGCGTAAACGTTCGTCGTTTATTGATTGCATTGAAAAATTATATAGGTCAAGTAGGTAATAACTTGGTATTTGAACAAAATACAAATGTAACTCGTAACAGATTCTTATCTCAAGTTAATCCATATCTTGAATCAGTAGTACAACGTCAAGGTTTATATGCTTACAAGGTAGTAATGGACGATTCTAATAACACACCTGATGTAATCGATCGTAACCAATTAGTAGGTCAGATCTATATCCAACCAACTAAAACTGCTGAATTCATTATCTTGAACTTTAACGTACAACCAACTGGAGCTTCATTCCCTGCATAGGGAATGTAGCTACTAATATTTATTAATAGCAAATAAACACAACATAAAATGGCAGTATTAGACGCAAACGAAATAATGTTTACCGCCTTTGAACCAAAGGTAGCCAATCGTTTTATTATGTATATTGATGGAATTCCATCATACTTGATTAAGAAAGCATCGGCTCCTGGATTTGAAGCTAATATGATTAAACTTGATCACATCAATGTTTACCGTAAAATTAAAGGTAAAGTTGAATGGAACGATATGACTTTAGAATTATACGATCCCGTAACTCCATCTGGTGCACAAGCAGTAATGGAATGGGCTCGTTTAGCACATGAATCAGTAACAGGCCGTGATGGTTATTCTGATTTTTATAAGAAAGACTTAACATTAGACATTCTAGGACCAGTAGGTGATGTAGTAGGTGAATGGATTATTAAAGGTGCTTATTGTAAAACAGCTACCTTTGGTGATTATGATTGGTCAACAGGTGATTCAGCTATTAGTTTATCTGTAACTATTGCTATGGATTATTGTGTACTCAACTTCTAAAAAATCCTTCATATTTTTTTCCTTTGGTGTCTGCTTTTGCAGACACCTTTTTTTTGCATATATTTATATATACACAAATAAAATAGTTTATGGCAGAATTAAAAATCCCAACAGAAACAGTTTCGTTACCCTCAAAAGGCTTACTGTATCCCGAGACATCACCACTAGCTAAAGGTGAAATTGAAATGAAGTATATGACGGCAAAGGAAGAAGACATTCTTACTAATACTAATTATATTAAGAATGGTACCGTAATTGATAAATTACTACAAGCATTAATTGTTACTCCAATTGACTATAATGAGTTGTTAGTAGGAGATAAAAATGCAATTCTAATTGCTGCTCGTGTATTAGGTTATGGTAAAGATTATCCTGTTACTTTTGGTGGAACTGAATTTAATGTTGATTTATCTACATTAGAAGATAAAGTAGTAGATTTTTCTCTATTTAAAGGAGGTACAAACGAATTTTCATTCACGTTACCTCATTCAGAAAATAATATTACTTTTAAATTATTAACACACGGTGACGAACAAAAAATTGAAGCTGAAATTAAAGGGTTAAAAAAGATAAATCCCAACTCAGCAACCGATGTCACAACACGACTAAAACATATTATTACCTCAATTGAAGGTAAACGCGATGCTAAAGACATTCGTGACTTTATTGATAACTATCTAATCGCTAAAGATTCAAGAGCACTACGAAAATATTATAATCAAATTTCTCCCGATATTAATATGAAGTATAAACCAAACGATGAAAATTATACTGGGGAGGGTATGGAAATTTCTTTAGGTATTAACTTTCTTTGGCCTGATGCCGGAATATAGACTATATTTATTTAAACAAATACACGAAATTGTATTTAACGGAAATGGTGGGTATGATTGGAATACTGTATACAATATGCCAATATGGTTGCGTAGATTTACATTTGAAACATTAAGAGAACATTTTGAAAAACAAAATAAAGAAGCAGAAAAACAACAAAATCTATTAAAAAATAAATCATCAAAAGATATATCACGACCAAATGTAGCTCCTAAAACACCAACATACGTAGCTAAAGCGCCTAAAAAATAGGCGCTTTTAATATTTATATGATGTAATACTAATGCTATGGATCCACAAGATCAACAAGAATTAAATAAACTATACGAAAAATATATAGAATTACTACAGCGTGCTGATGGATTAAACCGTCAACAAGCTCAAGCTTTAGCAGATCAATCTAAAGCTGCTGGTAATTTAACTGCTTCTGTATCTAGACTTAATAAAGAGTTAAATGATACTGCTTTTAAGTCTGATTATTTATATGAAAGTTTTCGAGAAACAACAGGTGAATTAAAAAAACAAAATGCATTATTACAAGCTGGAAAATCTATATTTAAAGGACTCACTACTCTATCAGCTGACTTAAATTATTTCCAGCAGGGTATTACTGATTTAACTAAAAAACAGTTAAAAAATAAAGGAGAAATTTTAGCTAAAAATAAACTAGAATTAACTAATGTACGAGATAGATTAGGAGAAGAAAAAAATATTAATGGAGTAAAACAAATTGTTTTTAGACAAGAAAAACTACTTAATGATTTATATGCTATAAATGAAAATCAAAGAACAGAAGCTCAGAAAAAATTACTTAGTCAATTAAAACAAGAAAAAGAATTATTTGATGCTGCAAATAATGCTTTAAATGAAGGATTACCTCTTTTAAAAAAAGAACTTGACATTTCTAAACAAATATATGATGTAAGAGAAGATTTAGGAGGTATGGCAACTGCAGCGGCTGGTGTAGTTTCAAAATATGGAGGTTCTTTAGCTCAATTTTTAAATGTAGACGATGCTATTGATTCTGTAAAAAAATACAACCAAGAATTAATTAGTGATGCTTTAAAAAGTGAAGAAGTAATTACTAAAATTAAAGATATTGAAGATCAAAGAATTGCTGTATTACAAAATTCTTTAAGAATTCAAGAAGAAATTACTAAACTTACTAAAGATCTACAGGATGCTGCTAACGCTGTTCAAATCACTCAAGATAATAATAACCAAATACAAGAAATACAAAATCAATTAGCTACTCAACAAAATCTAACACTTGTTGAAAGACAGCAATTACAAGATAAAATAACAGGGTTACAAAATGAAAGTTTAAGAGTTCAAAATTTAGCTAATAATAGTGTTAATTTAGAAAATGAATTATTAGCAAAAAAAGATGATTTACTTAATGATGAGTTAAATATTAAACAACAATTAGCAGCCTTAGATGAAAAAGAAAATAAAGTTAAACAGGATGCTATTGCTTCTGTTGGGGGTTTAACTAATAAATTTAAATCATTAGGAGTACTTATAAAAGGACTAGGATCAGGGTTTAAAAAAGCTCTTACTGATCCTTTAACTATAATTACCTTTTTTACTGATAAAGCACTTATTGCTAATAAGCAGGTAGTTGAATTGGGAAAACAACTAGGTTATGGTAGCGATAGAGCAGAGGGTTTTAGAGAAAATCTTGCTTTAATGGCTGGATTTTCATCTAATATTAATGTAAATACTCAATCATTAACAGAAGCATTTGGACAATTATCTGAAGCAACTGGATTTGCATATGAATTTACTGCTGATCAACTTGAAACACAAGTTAAATTAACTAAACAAGTTGGTTTACAAGCAAGCGAAGCAGCACAAATACAACGTTTTGCTGTATTAAATGGAAAAACATCTGAAGAAACTTATAAATCATTTGTTAGAGGATTAGCGGCAACTAGAAATCAACTTAAAGTTGGAATTAATTTTAAAGCTGCATTAGCAGAGGCAGCAAAAGTATCAGGACAATTAGCAGCTAATTTAGGAAACAATCCAGAAACAATTGCTAGAGCCGTAGTAACTGCTAAAGCATTCGGAATGACTCTAGATCAGGTTGCTAAGTCAGGTGAATCTCTTCTTAATTTTGAATCATCAATTGAAAATGAATTAAAAGCAGAATTATTAACTGGTAAAGAACTTAATCTAGAAAGGGCTAGAGCAGCTGCTTTAGCAGGTGACCAAATAACATTAGCTGAAGAATTAAATAAAAATATAGGTACATCAGCTGAGTTTACTAAAATGAATGTGTTGCAACAGAAAGCATTAGCTGAATCTGTTGGAATGACTAGTGATGAATTAGCAGAAACATTAAGAAAAAGAGAAGAAGCTATTGCAAGTGGAAAATCATTAGCACAAATAACAGAAGAAGAAGCACAACAAGCTCTTGAAAGACAAGAAATACAAGAAAAATTTGGTGCTGCTTTATTAAAAATACAAGATGTAGTAGGTAATTTAGTAGCAGGACCTTTTGGACAATTACTTGATCTAGTATCTAATATAGCTAGTATATTTACTACAATTATCAGCCCAGTAATTACTGGTATATCTTATGTTGTTGGGTTAATAGTAGAAGGATTTAAAACATTATCTCCTATATTAATTGGTATTGGGGGTTTGATAGCAGCAATGAATGCTAAATTATTAATAAACGCTATTCTTTCTGTAGCTCAAGGAGCTTGGAAGGCTTTAGGAGGTATAATGCCTGCAGGTCCTATCTTAGCAACGGCTGCTACTTTAGCTGGTGTTGGTTTAGTTAAACGCTTAGCAACAGCAGATGACATGATATCTCCAGGCTATGGTAAACGTATATTATCTTCTCCTGAAGGATCGATTGCATTAAATGATAATGATACTATCGTAGCAGGTACAGATTTAATGGGGGGTGCTAAATCTGAAATTCCTTCAGCTCAGGTTAATACTTCTGAAATACAAATGCCTCAAATCGATCTCACACCAATGATAGCAGCAATTAATGAAGTTAAAACAGCTATAGATAGATTATATAGTAAAGACCAATCTATTAACATGGATGGTAAAAAAGTAGGCACCACATTAGTACAAAATTCATACAAATCAGCATAATATTTTAATATTTATATCAAACAATAAACCATGGCATTATTAAACAAATTAAAAGACAGCACTCTAGGTTTGGGTGGTAACAAACCAGTGCAATTTGGCGTTGACCCAGTTCCTCCAGGAACTCTTCATAACTTATATTCAGTTAACGGTAATCCGGATGTAAGGTGGAGAACCAGCAATGGTAATCTAGGTATAAAACCTCAACCATCTAATTTAGATGAATTAGATTCAATTGCACCAAACCTTAACCCAGTAGGAGTTGTATCGCAAGTATACAAATCTAAAACAGGTCGCCAATATAAAGACTTAGGACCAGTAGAAGGACGCTATTAATATAACATAAATGGCCCTACTTGATTTAAAAACAAACTTAAAATCACTTAAGTACGGAAGCGATACTCCAGGCGGTGGCAACAGCGGACAACCTTATCAACAAGTAGATATTAATACTGTTGATAGTGGCTTTAACCAATTTCGAATGACTAAATTCGATGATGGTTTAGTAAGAGGTGGGGTTGTAGGTGCTGCTAATGCTTCGATTGTTGATACATTTCGTATAGCTC